TCTGTGATGGCTTGGTCGCATACGGAACAAATCTCATTCTCTTTGAAAAACTTGATCCTTTTGCGGACGTTGCTGAGAGTTGTTTGCCGATCTTGACCTCTGAGCATAAGGGCCTGGCGTTTATCATGTAAAGCCGATAGCCCTTCCTCGGACTCTCGAATAGATTCTTCGAGGCCCATGCTAAGCTCACTATTCGCAGTCTGTAATTCATTGATACTATTCTGCGCCTCATGTATCCTAAGTTCATATTCTCTTTTATTCTCTTCGGTTAATGCTGTAATATCACGAATGTATTTTGTCTGTGTGTCAATTTTATTTTTTTGTATGTCAATATTGTAATTAATATCTTTTATTTGTTCTTTAAGAGAATTAGTTTTTTCACGTAACAACATATTCATTTTTGAAAACACGTTGATATCCAAAAGATCCTCGATAACATCCCTACGGTGTCCAGAAGGTAGTTGCATGAACGGGATAAAGGATGAGGAGCCGAGCACTACTACCTGATGGAAACTCTTATGGTTGAGTTTCAGGATATTCTGCTCGAGGATCCTTTGGTATTCTTTGGCATGGGACGATTGATTAATCATCGTACCATTTTTCCAAATTTCAAATATACCTGGTTTTAAACCACGCACAATTTTAAAATCACCTTGGCCAATTTGGAACTCTACCTCAACCAAACAATTTTTACCATTGATTGAATTTACAAGTTGAGGTTTATTAATATTTCGATGTGGTTTACCAAATAGTGCAAATGATATTGCATCCAAAATGGTAGACTTACCAGCTCCATTGTGCCCTACAATTAGAGTGGTTTCATCTTTATTTAGATTAATTTCGGTAAATGAATTACCAGTAGATAGAAAATTTTTCCATCTGGCAGTTTTAAATAATATCATGCGATTTCAAGTGCCTGTGCTTCCACCATAAGTTCTCGAACCTGTGACTTTATCATATCCTTATCAAGGTCTGTATCAACAGCATCAATATAGGTATTGACTATAGCCTCAGTATCGTCAAACTTAATTTCCTCATCCTCTACATTCTCACCAAGAAATTCATTAAAATTTTCAGCAATCTTTAGTTCATGAATATCATGACTCTGAATTCTATCAATAAATCTATCAAATAAGAATGAATCCTTTTTATTAACCACCACAACTTTGATAAATTTCTTATCAATATTAGATAGGTCATAAGTATTATAATCCATTTCTTCATCATTGTAAACAATTTTTTCGAACAAAGTGTATGGATTTCTAATTCTTTCCACTTCCCTTGTTTCTGTGTCTACAATATGAAAATATTTTGGATCATGTGCATCTGACCAGAAAAACTCCATCTGTGAACCAAGATACCATATATTATCCTGCCTTGACCCACAATGGAAATGCCCTGTCATAACCAGTTCAAACTTATTAAAAAGTTTATGGTCCATACCGTGCGCATTTTTTATGCCGCGCATCATTTCAAAACCACCAAGTTCCAAATGAGCACCAAGCCAATCAGCCTTACAATCCTGGATGAACTTCATGGTACTTTCATAGTTCTCTTGATTAATCCATGGTAACATAGCCATTTTTAATGAACCATATTCCATTACAGTAGGTTCCATAATAATATGGACCTCATTCATGTAGTAACCTAATAGTTCCTTTAGTGAATTTAGATCATTAGTGTTTTTATAATATGTGTCATGATTGCCTGGAATAATATCCATACGCATACCAGCTTTACGCATAGGTTCCAAAAACACTTTACGATTATGATTTAAAGCCTTAAAGTTTACAAATTTACGGTGGTCATAATAATCACCCAAATGTACAATTTGTTGTACACCTTGTTTCTCACATTCTGGAAAGAAAACATTTGTATAGAAGTCTGCAGCATTATTTAAAAATATCTCAGCAGAGTTTCTAATACCACAATGTGTATCATTTAGGATGGCAATTTTCAAGTCATAAACTCCCCAAGGTCTGAGTCTGCAATTCGTGATCTTTTTCTTTTTCGTTCTTCTTTTGCAAACTCTTTTACTTCGCCATCAAAGCTCTTTACTTTATCAATACGATCCCGTAAGGTATCAACAAAAGCCCCTACAACTTGTTGGGACATATCATCACCCAATTCGTTATCAATAAAGGCACCAATATCTGATTTGGTTAAATATTTTAGTTTAATTTCTTGCTGTTTCTTTTCTTTTGCAATACGACGTAGGAATGCATACCAGGTAATCTGTGTAAAATATGCAAAAGCATTTGGTTTACCTGTACGCGTAGCCGCTTCTAAATTATAATTTTCAATAGCCTTTAAACAATTTTCAACTGCATCCATGACCATCTCTTCGCGATAAGTGTAGCGAATAAAATTGGATTTATGAGATAAACCCTCAGCAATTCGTAAAAAACAGCTGGCAATATAGTCAGGTACAATGGGGCGTTGTTGATTGCTTTTTTTGGCTTCTTGCACTGTTGTAACATAGTCAACAACTGCTTGTGAAAAGTCAGCATTGTTCACATAATGTGCACTTGCTCTCTTACTTTTTGCCATTTTAAAGTCCTTTCATTATATAGTATTATAACACATCTCAGTGCTATTGTAAAACAATAAATTGTCAAATAAAAACTAAAAACTTTTGTTTACAAGACACAAGAAGTGTGATATAATAAGGTAGTTACCGGGAAGGAAGGAAGGTATACCTAATGCATAGTACCCTTTGGCGTAAATGCTATTACATTTGTATCGCCAGAATCTCTAGTATCTTCATCGTCAATCAAACTTTGCATGTAAGTTCGAATTTCGTTTTCGGTCATATTTTCAGTTTGCTCAAGAAGAGAATCCAAATCAATATTTTTCTTAGAAAGAGCTTCTTGCTTTTGTATATCACCAAGGGCAACTTTAAAATGTTTTTTCAAAGAATCAGATGGCATTACCTCTGTTAATACATGCATTGCCTGTATAACAGTTAGTTCATCTATCTCATCCTGAAATGATATCCATGGCTTAAATGAATAATATCTTACATTGTTATCATAGTCTTCAGCTGTAATAATTCTTAGAACCTTGCGAACCAGTATTTCACTTTCATCTTCACTGTATTGAACCAATTCGCAAATAAGCTCATCGTTATTTACCAATTTAAATTGCCGGAGATTCATATTTGTACCTTTATGGTTTTATAGTCAAATTGTTCATTCTGATATATTTTTAGCCGTTCCCATGCATGTATCAATGAATAGTTTTTTCTTTTTTTCCAACTTATATCATCCGATATGTCATACAATGTGGTAGCCGAACCATCATCACTTTTTCTTAATCCTCTACCAATACTTTGTAATACTCTAATTTGTGATTTACTCGGCGAGGCAAAGATAATATTATGTAGGTTCTTAATATTTATCCCTGTAGAAAATGTACCTAGAGAAGCTACAATAATAGCCGACCCTTGTTTTTCCACAATTCCTCGTATTGCTTCGCGGTCGGAGGTAGCGACATCACCAGATACAAAAAATACTTTACGATTTTCATCAGCATCATTCCTTATCATATTAAAAAGTGGTTTACCATGTTTTTCAACATAGTTATATAGGATCAAAGTATTACCCTTTAGATCGAGCGCGAGATTTTTTATAAACTTATTTCTTTTTTCATGTGATACTATAAAGTCAATTTCATCTTGATATGTTTGTTTACCAAAATCTTTTCTTACATTATCCTCATATTCAAGAACCAGACGTTTTATCTCTAGTTTTGCAAGTGTGTCATTATCCTGTAATTGCTTTGTTGTAGTGACGCGATATACCTTACCAAATAGACCTTGTAATACTAATTCATGTGTTTGGGAACCATCCAATGTACCGGTAGTACCAAATCTAAATTCAGCATTGGTAGCTTTATTCATTATATTCATTAATGATTTTGATTTAAATCCATGACATTCGTCACCAAATACAGCACCAAATTGTTCAAACCATACCTTGGGTAGTTTATAAATGGATTGCCATGTACTTACAATAATGCGTT